CCTTTGTCACCTTGCACAGCGTTGATCGAGTTGTCGGTGTGCTTGACATAAAGCTTGCCATCAGCCGTGTTTATCGCGACTTCGCCAACTTCAAGGTCACTGGCAGAGGGGGCAACCCCCGCTGTCGTATTTCGTTTGAGCTTGATCGTGGTCATTGGTGGAACTCCACTTTACTAATTAATAAGTTCCACCATCAATCGCTGAGATCGAAACCGCCCCGCTGGAAACCCCGAAATTAGCGCTTGCGAACGATGCAACGCCCTTCACGCTGTTTGTGGCGTCAATACCCGCAAAAGTCGCTGTAGAGCCTTCTCCCGCGCTGTGAGACACGCTCAAGCCCGTTCCAGATGTTACCCCGACATCAGACATAAAGTTGCCCGTGGTATCCGTCCCAAGTGCCACGCTGTTTGCTTGAATTGCGGTTGTGATCGAAATGCCAGCCGTTCCATCAAAGTTCGCCGTACCGACAACATCACCAGAGAGGGCAATCGCTCGCGCCGTGGCAAGCGCCGTGGCAGTTGCAGCGTTCCCGCTTGTGTTTTGGTTCCCTGTCGTATTGACCCCAGCCAAGTTGATATTTGCGCTGCCATTAAATGAAACGCCACCGATTGTTCGCGCTGTTTCCAGAATTGTCGCCTTGCTCGCAACACCTGTGAAAGTAGCGTCAGATCCATCTGAACCATTTTCAAGGATCTTTGTGCCGTTGGTTGACTTAACGTCACCCGTCAAATCCCCAGTTGTGTTGCCTGTGTGCGTACCCTCGAAGGCGTTTGCCACTAGAGTTGCCGCCCCGTAGCTCGAATGAGCCGTGTTTACAGTGGTTGTCGGCTCAGAGGTTAGCCCAGTATAAAACTTGAACTTCCCGCTGTCTGAGGCATCTCTGAACCAACCAGAGTATGCAGTCGCGTTGGTTCCACTTGGGTCTGAGTTGTAATTACCATATGTGCCGAAATCCACCGCATCAGTTGTAACGCCGTTTGACCCGTCATTGTTGTTCGTGCTTGCAAGTTCAAATTGCGGATCTGCGATCTGGACGGTTGTGCTGTCAACGGTTGTAGTCGTTCCCTCAACATGCAAGTCGCCCGTGATGGTGGCGTTTGAGTTGATTTGAACTTTACCCGTGCCGTTGGGATCAAGGGTGATATTCCCGTTTGTATCCTCAGAGGTGATCGTGTTTCCGTCGATCTTTAGGTTATCAACAAAAAGCTCATTTATTTTTTTATTGCTATCGACAAGAAGAGCGCTGGAAGCCGTTAGAGTTCCAGTGACATGATCCATCATGTCAGTGAAATATTTCCCCCCAACGACATCTAGATTTGCCGCGTTTCCAGAGGTTTCCGTACCAGTTCCAATATAAAGCCGATCACCGCCATTGTTTTGCGTTCCTGACAAATATGAATAAGCAACTTCACCCTGACCAAGATTGGCTGGGCTTCCTGTGCTTGCGGATCTTTTTAACTTAATTGTAGACATCAGAAGTTACCCCCGTTCAGAGTGAGTTGTGTTGGAATTTCAGTGATGGTGCTGAAGTTTGCCCCGTCATAGGCGATCATCGCGCCTGTGCTGAGATTAGTTGTTGGAACGCCCTGACCAGCCTGACCCGTTGCCCCTTGAATGCCCACATCGACAACTTGGATTTGACCACTTTCAACGACCACTGTGGCCTCGCTGCTTCCTCGTATTACTACCGTGTCGGTCATCCTGTCACCTCTGGCCTTACCGTGAATTTGCCTTGAATTAATCGCTGAACCTCAACGGGGCTTCTCCCGTCAATCGTGAAAACCTCAAAGTCGTAGAAGTATTCGCCAGAAGTCAGGGCAGCCGTGTCAGCCGCCGAAATTAAAAGTTGAAACTTTCCACTGGAAACTGGGTTTTTTCGAATAATTCGCCCGTTCGCCTGTGTTAGTTGCAAGACCAAATCGGCCTCTTTCGTTTGTGCAAAACGAATATCCATTCGACCGTTGTGGTTTGTCAGATCGTTTGCGTCCTCGTTCGCGTCTTTCCATGTCACTGTTACATCGAAAGTTGACCCTTGATCGCAAACCAAATTTGTTGATGCAGCTACCATATTAAACCCTCACCAACTTTGCTGATCCGCGATATCGAATGGTTCCATATTGCGCGACCATGTGAACAACACCGCGAGGGATGACCCCTGCGCGATCTTCCGCATCAACCTCAATCTGCAAAGTTCCGAGTTGGATCTTTGAAAACCCAGCCGTTGCGGGATCAATCGTTCTGTCCTCAAGCGCTAGAAATCTTGCAAATTCAGAAGTGGCATTTTTCAGCCATGTCGGGATCGTGTCCTGATCGACTGTGTACCCATCGCTGTCAGACACTCCGCTTCTGGGCCAAGATAAAGCCTGACGCTCTGCGGTTGATAAATTTAAATTATGGGATCTTTTGCTCTGCCCATACCAATCGATATGCTCATCAAGCAGTCTTGTCGCCATGATGATTGCGCGTTTCTTGTCCTCAAGACCAACCGCCAACCATGAAGTGGCATAGGGTCTTTCGTTGTTGAAGGCGTTGCAATCTTCGACTGAAACATAGGCATTCGCGTTATGAAGGCCCGTTCCACTTTCAACTGTCAGCACTATAGCCATTTAAATATCTCTCAGACGCGCTCAGAAGCCCCGTGAGTAGGGCTTTAGCTTTTTTTGCTTCTGGTCTTCTTTGGGGCTTTGCCGCCTTCCCACGCCTCGTTTTCTGGCGTTGAAGGGTTGTCTGCTTTCAAAGTTCCGTCAGCGTTACGCGCTCGTTTTGGCTCTGATGCCGCTGCCTTTTTCTTTGTCTTTGACCATCCAGCTTTCTCGAAGCGAGACAAGTCGCTCTCTTCGATGATCGCGTGATCTGTGCCTTTATAAACCGTGATTGTCATTTCATGTCCTTTGATAAAGGGGCGAGGAAAACCCCGCCCCGATCAAATTAACCAGCGATCCGAACCGCCAACTCTGGACGGATCAGTTTAACGCCCCACAGGGCGTCTAGGCTGTAAACAACCTGTTTATGCTGACGTGAAACTTCGAGGCGCATTGAAAGACCTGTTTGTGGGTCTGTCATCGCAACGATTTGGTTTCCATAACCATCGCCTTGAGTTGCACCTTGAAGTGGGCGCATTGCAAGAGCGAAGGCGTCACGGTGGAAGCCTAAGTTCACAACGTGGTCAGCTTTCACAGTGATCGCCGCATTGTCAGCGATTGTGCCAGTGATTGCTGGTGATACAGTCACAGACTGTGCGCCACCTGATGCTGATGGAGCCGCGACAACCGCATATGTCTGAGTGTTCCCAGCCATTGTGATGATGTCGCCAACCACAAGACCGCCTGTGCCTGTCATTCCGTCGATGGCAACAGTGGTGTTACCAGCCGAAAGAGCGCCATTTACAAGTGGAGTCCCAGAGCCGCCAGCGCTGTGCGTGACAACCGCATCGTCGGTGTATAGATCAAAGCCGAACTTGCGTCCGATTTCACCGTCGATTTTCGGGCCTGTGCCGCCAACCTCATTGACGTTGTTGAAGGCGTCCAATGCCAAGGCGTTTGCTTCCGCATCAAAATCGAGGATCATCCGACGATCTGTGCGTGGGCATAGCTGTTGGTTAAGCACTTTACGCGCATCGGTTGCCGCAGAAACCGCTGACGCGAATGGAGTTGTGCCAGCCGTACCAGCAAAACCAAAAACACCTGTGTACTGCTCATGAACAGTGGTGTTGATTTTGTTGGCAAGAGCTTTAACAGCCTCGCTCATTTGCATTGGGACGAAGTGTTCATTGCGATCCACCTCGACCATTTCTTTGTCGGTCATGTGGAAGTTCGCTTCATACCAATTGCTCAAAGAGATTTGAACTTTGGAAGGTGAGCTATCCGCTGGTGCGGGGGGAGTATTGCTCGGGCTTACTGCGCTGACACTCAAAGCAGATGGGATTGGCACGTCGATAGTGTCACCCTTTTGTGCTGCTTGTGCAGAATAGTCGCCATTTACAACGCGGGGCATGATAGCCTGTTCGCGCAATGCCAATAGTCCTCTGGCGAGGATCTTGGGCATGATATTCGTTACGGTATTAGCCATTACGATTTTCCTCATAGATTAAGATTTAGGGTTAGAAAGCCCCGCCGAGGCTCAGATGACGAACTCCGCTCGTCTAGTTTGTGAGAAGGTCAACCTCACCGAGATTGACCCAACGCATTATCTCACTGCGTTATTCGGTGACTTGAATTTTTCCCATAGCGATAGCTTCGAGAGAGTTATTCATGCCTTCTTGATTGTACATCGACACCTTGCGACCAGCCACACCGACACCGCCAGAAGCGCCACCGCCAGATGATGATTTAAACAGATGTGGAGCTTGCTCTTCCAAGCTGCCATACCATTCCTCTACGGTTAAGGGGGTTCCCTTTTTGCCGTAGACAACCTGATCGCCCTGCATAGGCATCAAGTCTCTTGTTTCGGGGTCTAGACGCCAAACCTGATTTGCGCGGTTCATAACGTCTTCAATCGCCGTTTCACGAACGCCAGCGCTTACTGCTGCCTTCGAGAGGCGTTGGTTTATAAAAAAGCTGTCGCGCTCTTGCTTGAACTGCTTGGCCTCTTGGGTGGCTGTCTCTGCTTGTGTCAGAGCCGCATTCATTTTCGCTTCCATATCAGTTCGCAAGCGTTCAGTTCTTGCATGAACCAATTCGTCAACCTTGCCAGCCTCAATCAATTCTTGGTCTTTCTGGGCTTGCTCTCTTTCTTTGAGTTGCTTGTATTCGTCGAGATCAACCGACTGAACAACCTTTGAAAGCTTTGCCATATCTTTTTGAAGCTTGATGTTGTTATCGCGAAACTGGTCAACAGTGTCCTTTGACACCATGCCATCAACGGCCAACTCGTAACCGCTTTCAGTTTGTTGATAAAATTCTGCAACCCCATCGGGTAGTCCTTCCAGACTGTCTAGTTTCGCTTTTAAAGCCATGAAAAAAACGCTCCGCGCTCTTATATAAATTTCGCTCTCAGCACCGCCTCGAACGTGTGAGCCAATCTCACTCTTGACATAATTATGCTAAAAGCATATATTACATAATGTAATAATAACAAAATAGGAACCCAAACTCAATGTGGATTTTTACTTCAGACTGTTTCCTGTCCATCGTGGCAGACAAAGATAACCTAAAAGGCGATAGACTTCTCGTTCGCTCTCGCGTCAAAGGTGCGATCAATAAGCTTTTTCCTGATGTTCAAGAAGTGTATATGACAGGCTCAGATTATGCTTATCGTGCATGGGTAAAGCGCAACGAAGTCTCTCGCGTTGTTCAGAATTATATAAACGCTCTGAGCTATGATAACTTCAAGAACAGCATCAAAGACAAAGACTATTGCAGGGCCAGCATGGGCGTCTGGCAAGAAATGTTTGATTACCAGCAACGTGAGGAAGATCGCCTTAACCTGCCAGAATATGAGCTAGAGGGGGCAGGGGATAACTATGTCCCATATCACCCCAAGAGCAGAACCTTTGGTCAACGTGGCTTCTCCTTCAATGAGCGATACGGGCAAAACCACAAGCTGGGGCGCAAGCAGTAATGGCTAATTTAAAAATAAAATCAAAAATGCGAATTGTGATGTCTTTTGATGTTCTGTTCGATGGTTCGCCAGAAGAATTGGCAAAACTTGATCGAATGGCTTCAAGCCTTTGCGCTGAAAACTTTGGTAAGATTTCCTTAGAATTTAAGAAGCCTGTTTCTGTAAGCAACCCGCAATTTTGCATTCAAAAAAGACGGGATCAAATGAAGGATGGAGTGGTGGTGAGCGAAGGTTCTCCACCTATCGAAAACACCATCTTTAGATGGGGGGCAAGAAATGCTGGTTGAATTGTGCTTGGCCCTGACTGTGTAT